CCCACGGGCAGGTGGTGGGGCTGGACGAGAACTTTGAGGTAGGCGGCTTTATGGGACCGTGCCCCGGCAGCATGGGCGATCCTTCGCAGGACATCAACTGCTTTCTGCCCGGTACGCTCGTAAGCGGCGCGTTCGTCGGTGGGCTAGTAGCCGATTATGCGGGTCCGGTCTGGGAAGTCGAAACGCTCCGGGGTAACCGGCTGACCGTCACTCCCAATCATCCCATACTGACCGACCAGGGATGGGTCGCCGCGCACTCGTTGCGCGAAGGCATGAACCTGTTCAGCTATACGCAGAATGTCGGGAGCCCGGCCCTGATGGATGTAGACGACAAGGACCGCCCAGCGCTGGTCCAAGATGCGTTCGAGGCGATCCGGGCGGATGGACGAGGTAGGAGCGCGGTGCTTGTCGGCTTGGACCTCCACGGCGACGCGAAATGGACGAATGGCAAGATCGACGTTGTAGGCATCAACGGGGTATTGCCAGGAGACGTCGAGCCCATACCCGCTGATCAGAAGGTCGAGGATGGCGAGTTCGTACCGGCCGGAGCGCCTGGGGTTGTGGTAGAAGCCGACGGCCCGTCTGATCTTGGTCTCAGCGGTGTCGACGCGCCCCCGGCTAGCCTGCCAAGCGGCAGAGAGTTGCCGGTCGATGCGAGCCGGGTCTTGTCGGATGGCTTCCCACTTCAGCCTTTCCGCATCGGACCGGCCGCGCGCTGGCACACCTCTCTTGGTGAGAAGTCGAAGCAGGGGCCCCCGCCCGTAGCCGCTTTCATTGGAGAGCTGTTTGAGGCTAGTGCCGGCCTGATAGCGGCGGATCAGGTCGTCCGGGTCAGAGAACGTCAGTGGTGTGGTCATGTGTACGACCTCCAATCGGTGGATGGTTGGATTATAGCACAAAACATCGTTACTAGCAACTGCCGGTGCACCGTGATTGCGAAGGTGAAGGGGGTGTCGGAATGAACAAGATCAACAGGCTGCGCGCCTATGTGGACACCAGGGCAACTGGTGATGAGCCGGATGCGCCTATCGTTTTCGTGGCTTCGACAGAGGGAAAGAAAGCGGACGGGGCTGATTTGCGCATGGAGGATTGGACGCTTGACCGCTTTCTACAGCACCCGGTGATTTTGTATGCCCACGACTACATGGGCCACAACCTGCCCATCGGGACCGGCGAGCCCTATTTCGAGGAGCGCAACCTGATGATGAGGGTTCGCTTCGACAGCGAAGAGGATGAGTTTGCCGACAGGGTCCGCCGCAAGACACTCAAGGGCATGATGGGCGGCTCCGTCGGGTGGAGCGACCGCAAGGATGGCGGCGGCAAGGTGCGGCATGAACTCTTGGAGTTCTCTATCGTTCCCGTTCCGCTGGATGCTGCCGCGTTGCCGGTCTATGGTGCTCGCGCGATGGAACTTGCAACCGAGTACGCGAAATTGACAGAGGAGACTACAGACGAGACGCAATCCGAGGCCGAGGCGCAATGGCGTGAGGCATCCGCCGCGATGGTGGACCTGTTCACGCGCTGCGCTGATGACGCTGACGACGGTGAGCGCCAGAAGCGATACAACGCCCTGCTGCCCAAGTACCGCAGGGCGGGCAAGACGCCGCCGGAGTTCCTTCCTGCGAAACACGTCGCGGCGCTATCGCCGGACGAGCTGCGCGGGTTGTTCCTGGCGGGCGAGGAGGCGGCCATGCCGGAACTGGATACAAGAGCCGGCCAGGTTCTCTCGTCCCGGAATCGGGGCGACCTGGAGCAGGCGATGACCCTGATACAGGGCGTGCTGGACCGGGCCAAGATAGAGAAGGCCGAGAACACGGGCGAAGAGTCCCAGGACCAGCCTGCCCTGGACGCGGGTAGGCCAGGGGAGACGGAGCGGTCGGCCGACGCCGATCTGCAGGCACTCCTGGAGAAACTCAACAAGATCGGATAGGAGGATATTCCCATGAGCGAGGAGCTTTTCAGGGACATTGCCGCTCGCCTGGACGCTATCGGCGAGAAGGTGAGCGAGGAGCGGATCAAGAGCATCGTGGCGGGGCTGCTGGGCGACCAGGAGTTCACCCGCAAGATGCGTTTCGGGACTGGCGAGAAGCAGCTCGTCGGCTCCAAGTTCCAGCGGTGGAACCTGAACACTGCCGACATCGAGTTCCTGCACGACCTGATGACCGCCAACAAGCGCAACGGCGGGCCCGGGCCGTCCGAGGAGCTGACCAAGGCCTTCAACGCGGTGAGCGAGGCCTATTACCTGCCGATGGAAGAGGTGCGGCGCATCGACAGGCAGGCCATCGACAACCTGTTCCCGCGGGTGACCAGGGGCAACCGGGCGCAGTACGAGGCGGCCATTCGGGCCATGGACACGGCGGAGAGCGGTTACGGGTCGCAGCTGATCGGCGCGCAGTACGTGGGCGACCTGTGGGAGGCGGCACGCACCGAGGCGCGGGTGGCCAACCTGATCGGCAGCTTCGAGATGCGGGCACCGACCGCTTATCTGCCGGTGGAGGTGGACTTCCCGGCGCTGCTGCACGTGGCGGAGAGCACGAGCTCCACGGTGACGGCCCACACCACGAGCAAGACGGGCAGCCAGCAGGTGAGCGTCACCGCCCACAAGTTCGTGATCCACCAGATGTGGTCGCAGGAAATGGAGGAGGACTCTATCGTCGCCTTCGTGCCGTTCCTGCGAGCACAGGCTTCCAAGAGCCTGGGCTACTACATGGACGACCTGCTGATCAACGGCGACACCACGCTGAGCAACGGCATCAACGCTCACGACACGGTGCAGGCCAGCACGGTGTGCACCACAGCCTTTGACGGGCTGCGCCACGCCTGCCTGGTAGACAACACCGGCAACAGCTCCAGCGCGGCTAACGCGGCCCCGGCGCTGTCGATGTTCAAGGGCGCCTATACCCGCATGATCGATTCTACCTACATGCACGACTGGGGCCACCCGAACAACCCGGCTGACGTGGTGCATGTGGTGGATCCCTACACCGGAGACAACCTTCTCCTGCTGGACGAGTTCCTGACGCAGGACAAGGCGGGCAACCAGGCGACCCTGTTCGCCGGCCAGATCAGCAAGGTGTTCGGGCACCCGGTGATCAGCTCCATCGCCCTGAAGAAGTCGTCTACCGTGGGCACGGTGGATGGCGACACGGCGGGCGACAACCTGTACGGCAGCATCCTCACCTTCAACCGCAACTGTGCGAAGTGGGGATGGCGGCGCCGGGTCCAGGTTGAGGCGGAACGGATCGTGGAGAGCGACCAGAACCGCATCGTCTACTCGCTACGGCTGGGGCTGGGACGCTTCACCCCGACGGGCGCGGCCTCGGGCATCGAGGGCTGCGACCTTTCGTATTATATCAACATATAGGGATTTCTACATTAGTGTCTAGTGTGGTATAATGCCCACAGGAGGAAACCACAATGGACACTAAGACTTGCGCGGTATGTGGCAAGACCTACAAGCCCCGGAGGGAGTCGCAACAAACATGCAGCCGGGAATGCAGATCGGTAGCACACAGGAAAAAGGTTCAGCTGACGTGCCAGCATTGCGGGAAACAATTCGAGGTGGCGCAATGTTATGCTCGTCTGAAGTACTGCTCCAGGCCGTGCTACTGGGCTCATGGGGGCGCCGGTCCGAATACGCCCAACAGCAAGCGCCGAGCCATCTATGGGGAGGTTCCGGGAAGGAAGCGGGTCTATGTGGGGCATGACAGCGAAGGAAAACTGCGTTACATCCAACGCTCTCACGCGATCTGGAATGAGACCCACCCGGACGATCCAGTTCTTGACGGTGAAGAGGTTCACCACAAGGACAGAAACCCAGGCAACGATGCCATAGAAAACCTGCAAAAGATGACGGTGTCAGATCATCACCGGATGCACATAAACACGCTAAACAGGGAGGAGCGATCCCGAAGGGCGCAAAAGGGGCAGCAAACGATGCGTCTAATGCGCCAAGAGAATAAGTGAGGGGGGAGGGCCAATCCCTCCCCTTCTCTGAGGAGGAAACCATGCAAATATCGAATGTTCTCAGCAAGCCCCAGCCGGTGGGGCTCC